TGGTTGGACATACGGAATGGCTTGCCCTCCAGGGCACGGTGCTCGGAGTCGCCAGCGTTCCAGTTGGTGTACCCGGCAGAGGCGTAGCGCTCCATGACCGTAAAGAGCGCCTTGTCGTTGGTGCCTGGCACGCCAAGCATGGATTCCATTGACGACTTGGAGAGGCGGTGCTTTTGAAACAGGAAGGCGTCGTTCACCCCAGTCGAAGCCGGGGCAGGGAAGATGTCATACGGGGAGACCCGCTCGACCTCACGGATGTACTCCGTCACCACCACAGGTGAGTAGTCGTTGCCCCAGGCCAGGTTCTTGCGGCGCTTGACCGCAGGGCCCTTCATGATTGCCGTGGGGTAGGTGACAAAGTCCGAGATGAACTTGCCAATCGCCTCATTGAACTTTCCGTGATCCAGTTGGTCCTGGATCTTGTCGCCCATCCGGCGTGCCGCATCAGCAGCTTCTTCGCTCAGACGGCTACGGATCTCCTCATGCACCTCTTCCATACGGGCACGGAACGTCTCCGGGTGCAGCTCGCCGCCCTGAGCTAGGAAAGACTCGGCCTCGCGCTTGACCACATCGATGATGGACATCTGCATCTCGGGAGGCATCTTGGGATCTTTGGATGGCTTGAGCTCAAATACCCGCTCCTGCTGGTTGAGCATCACATCCTTGATCCATGACTCAGCCGCCCGGCACTTCACATCGGTCAGCATCATGAAGATGTCTGAACCGCCAGTCTGGGCAATCTCTGCTGCGCGGTCAGGGTCATAGACCCCACGGCGCTGGCGCTCACACTTGAGCAGCCGCTCGAGCCCTTCTTCCTTGGCGGTCTTTGCCTCGGTCCAGCATCTGCGGATGTAGGAAGCCAGCTGGCTCTCAAACAGGAAGTTATCCTGCATGTCGCCTTCGGCCCTGATATCCACCTCATTGTTTCGTTCGACCAAATAACTCATGTCCAGCCCTTTGCGGATCTTTTAACGACCGGCTTGGCCTTGACAGGCGCGGTGCCGGAACGAACTTTCATACAGGCGTACTGAAGCGCATCATGAATATGCGAGTAGTCGTCTTTCAATGGCCTGTCTTTAAATCGGGACGGCCCAGAAGTCCTCAGCCGTTCAAACTTGTAGCGCCCGTTGAACCCCTTGCGCAGCATCGTGCAGCTGGGGTTGAGGGCAAAGGACGGATTGCCGTCCGACATCTTCGTGAGGTAGAACGCCACCGCCTCACGCCGGATCACGAAATCGTTTGTGGACGCCGGTTCGGTCGCAATACCAGACTCGTAGAGCTCCTGAAGACAGGTCCTCTCGTCGGTCTGCGCCCTGATATTCCCCGCAGGATCTGCGACGGATATACGCGGAATCCCCGCATACTTGTTCAGTAGCGCCGGTTTGACGATGTCATTGGCGAACTGCCGGATACCCATGTCTTCGGAGACGAACTCCTCGAGCACGATCACCTGGCCACGGGAGGTGACCTGCATCACCACACAGGCGGGGGTCAATCCAAAGTCCCACCCTAGGATGATTGGCAGGTGCTTGTCTGCCTCTACGTCCTCGGGCAGGGTGTGCACCTTGTCCTTGAACTCGGGGTAGACGGGCTTGCCGTCAGCGGTCGAACCGTAGTTGCCCAGCAAGAACACATTGATCCAGTCCTCGGTCTTTGAGGGGATCTGCTGCTCGTAGTAGGTGTAGCCGCCTGGAAGGTTTAAGACGTTTTCCGCTTCCGGGTTCGGCTCGTACCTGGCTTCTTCGCCATCGAAGGTGCGGATGAGTCCTCCCGGCTGGCGGAAGAAATCCCATTCTTTCGGCTTTTCCTCTTCCGCAAGGCGGTAGTACCAGTGGTCGTCGTCCGGGGGGTTGGTGTCAAGGATGATTCCACACCAAGTGGGACCTCCTTGTAGCTTGCTTGGGAATCGTCCGACCCGTTGCGTAACCATGTCAAAAATCTCTTTAGGGATCTCACTAGCCTCATTAATCCACGCTCCTGTCAGTTCAAGGGATCTCAGTTTGCCGGTCTCAGTCGGGCGGTCTAGCGCCATAAAGAGGACCTCTAGTTCTACGCCGGTGCCGTCTCCAATGTCGGGGATCTTTGCCGTCGAGGAGATCGGGGCATCCCACTTCATGGGGGCCACGTTGTCAGGGAACCAGGTCGCCCACGTTTTGATCGTGGTGGACTTGAGCTCCGGGTAGGTGTTACGAATGATCAACCAGCGCGAACGACGGATACCGTCCCTGCCAGGCTTTTGCCGCACGGCTCGAGCCATGATTTCTACGCAGCAGCTTGAGGACTTGCCTGAGCCCACCGGGCCCATCAGCCCACGGACAAACGCATCTGAGTTGTGAAACGCCCTGGCATTGGGCCCTGGCGGTACGTAGCGAATCGTTTCCAATTAGTCTTTCTTCTTTGCCAGGTCGAATTGGAAGGTGATGGGCGCGGAGTCCACATCGATGTTCATGTTGCTCAGGTCAGGCAGCGCCTTCCTTAGCAGGATCTCAATGGACCGTACCTGGGTTGCGCTTAACTCCACCTCGCCTGACGCATGAGCGGTCAGACGGTTGATGAGCTGCGCCACCTTGATCTTGAGCCTGGTGTCTTCGTCGTGTCTGATTCTTCGGGTTCTTGCAGCCATAGGTTTTCTCTCAAATAAAAACCCGCCGTAGCGGGTCTTGGAATTAGTGCAGGGTCACGTGCTCACGTTTGGGGAGGAGTCGGCACGCCCCTGCTGCCGGTGTTACATCCCCACCTCCGGCTGGGGTTGCACTACTAATCGGGTTCCGGTGACGATATTCCGGATCTGGTGCCGCCCGGACAGACCGAGCCTTCCCCGGCACATTGATACAGGGGCCAGACGATCAAGCAATCTCTCCGCGCTCTGCCTTCTCAAAGGAATGCAGGATCGCTTTGACCAGCATCTCGACATCTTCCCGGGTCTGAAGACTCAGGAGATCGACCTCGAGCTCATACATGTGTGGCTCACCCTTGATCGAGACGATGCCCCTGACCTCCACCAGGTTGGGCATCATCGCGTGCTTGAAGGTCCCGGGGTAATGGACTTCCGCCCCCTTCATCGGCTCAAACGAGCGCAGCACTCTTTCTAATTCGGGACGCCTCATTTCTTCCCCTTGGCCGTCTTGGCCGATTGCCGGAAGGCTTTGTCGGTGGGGGCACCCTTGGTACCGGGCTTACGCATCTTCTCCCCGGAGCCCTTGGCGATCCGCTCACGCTTGGCGTGGATGTTGTCGTACAAACCTTTATTAGCCATGCTGATAATCCTACTCAAAAAAACCAGGCTTGGATGCCTGGGTATCCCTGCCAGTTGTAGGTCTTTTTGGCTCCAAGGCGCTCAGCCAGCACTTTAAGAGCGCCCTCTGAGTAAAGAGACACGTGGCCATTTGCTGGGCCCAGATACCACCAATCTCGTCCACAAGTTCTGGGATCGTAGTAGGCGGTTTGAAACGCGAATGATTCGCGGGCAAGTGATCGAACATGCTGAAAGCTCTCAAGAGGATTGGTGAAGTGCTCGACCACCTCACAGGCGGTCACGATATCGACGCTAGGGGCGTCCGCGAGCTCGTACATAGTCAGCCCTGGGGGCGGGTTCACATCGGCACCAGAGGCGTCTATTCCAAGCTCACGCAGGCTCTTGACCGCACACCCCTTGCCACACCCGTAATCCAGGACAGAAGCCCCCTGACGGCCCCCAGCAAAGACAAACAACCGAAGAGTCTCGACTACACGCCCATCCACGACAGGATCGTAAGCGTCCCAATACTGATGACCGTAGTCAGCTTCATGATTGGCGAACAAAAAGTGGCAGCTTTGACATTCATAGTAAGCAATGTCCCTTCCGGATACGTTGATCGGACCCCCCGAACACTTCAGTGAGGGGAGAGAGAACTTCTCAACAGCTGGTTTTTCACAGATTTTGCAGCGCATCGTTTGAATTCTTCCCGGCTATCGCAGCCTGGCTACGGATTCAGCAAAAAAATTAATTTCGCAGCGCTCTTATACCCCCCGGGTGCTACCCCTGTGGGTCCCTATAGGGGGTGTAGCCCACCTCCCCAGACGCTAGCTCTGCTAGCGCATCGTCTGACTGGCGATTACGTACCTCACTGGGTTACGGATGAGCCGAGATTTATGACGGTTGCGTGTGCGATACGGATACTGCTGGAGCCTCATACCCCCCTGGTGCACATCGTTAGGCCCGGTAGGGGGGGGTCTACACCCCTGATACACATCGTCGCTGATCAGTAATCCGTAGGTCAGCCAGCAACCACGCGGCTTTCAGCCTCTTCTGTGACAGGAATCATCCGGGAATCGCGCGGGTGCGGGGCTCTATGAGCCCCCGCGCTCTATGAGGTTGGTGATCTGTCCCTATGGATATAAGACCCGACCTTGATTCGCAACAACTTTCCCTAACTGACTAGGAGTCACACATGCCTTCTTACATCTTCTCGTTCGCTATCGCTCTCATCACTGCAATCTTCGCTTTGGTGACCTTTGAGCATCTGCCTCACATCGCTGTTGTCTTCCTACTGAACACCTTACTGACGGTTGGCCTAGGCCTGTATCAGCTGTGGAAGGAAGACTGCCAGTAAGGCTCGTCCCCCCCCCTCTTATGAGGGGGGACTCACCTTCTCATTTTTCTAACCTTGAACAGGAGTTTCACCATGACTACCAAAACCGTATCCACCAAGCAGATCGATCTCATCACCAAGAACTCAGCAGTCTTGTCAGCCTTTGGCATCTCTACTGAGGAAGCAACCAAGGACACTTGGAGAGCTTCTGGCGTCTTGGGACGCATCCTTGATCCCAAGTCAGAGGTTCTTGGAGCCTTGAAGGAGTTGAATGCTCGCCCCTTCTACGCTCGTTCCAGCCGTGAGGCTGAGATGCAGCTGACTGTCCTTCGGGCGATCAACGCCTTTGAGAAGGATCAGGACTCTTCCACGCTGGTTGAGTCGCTGGCTAAGTACTTCAAGAAGCGCGAGACGGCTTAAGTCTCAAGTGGGTAGGCGGTGGCTTCGGCTACCGCTTACTCACATTTTTTTTCGTAACCGTTGGACCAATCAACCTATCTTTCCGTGGAGGAAATCATGAACTGCTCTATCAATACCGAATGTCAGTCTGACTCTCTTATGTCTGCTATCAGGGAGATCGTAGACGCCAGGGATGAGACGCTTGCCTACATCGGGTTTAGTCCCGCCGTAGCGAATCGTTTCTTCTCCTCGGCTTATCCCCGGCTCTCAGATGCCATCAACCATGCTGGTGAGCTCGTCGCCGCCCTCGAGGAGGACATCGCATGAAGACGCTTGATCTCTCCAGCTTCTATGGCACAGAGAACTACTACAAACATCCATTAGTGCAACAGTTCTTATATACGGACGGCGTTCAGTACTTTGCCACCGAGGCTGGTGCCTATTGGTTCCTGGATATCGTTGCCACTGAGTACTTTCCCCTTCTTAAGACAGAAGGGTTCTTGTCTATCCAGCTGGCTGTTCAGTCCGGCGCGGCAACCATCACCGTCACCGATGGCAACGACAGGAATCTCAAGTCCCGGCGCATCGACTTTACCGACTGCCCAGAGGGTGAGTACCTGTTCTTTCTAACCGACGGCGTCTTGATGCTGTCATCTGAGTATTAAGGAGCTCACATGAAAACTTGGACTGGAACCGTTATCACCACCTACCAGCAGACCGTCTCGGTTACCGCCTGCACTGAGCAAGAGGCAATCGAGAAGATGCAGTCCGCTTTTGACCCGCGCCAGGCATCTGGCGAGATGGAAGTCACTGACATTAAAGGAGAGGTCACATGAAAACAGTATTTGTACAGAAGCGAGGCGTTGACTGGTATCGAAACCGAGGGCGCCTCATCCGCATCCTAACCAAGTCGTCAATCGGATACCTCATCCAGGTATCCAATCAACATCTATAGGAGGGCGTCATGCCTAGTACATCTCTTATCACTTTTACCCTGCCCAGCGAATGGGTAAACGCTTTGGCAGCTGGCGAAGATGACGCTGGCTTTGCCAATGTCGCGTTTCAGGAATGGCGTAGAGAACACCGTGGCATGGATTATGACAGCCACGACGACGAACCTATCGAGACCCAGGATCACAGTGTCCCCGGCTTTTCAGGCATCTCCCTGTGGTGCAGGGAGGTTTACTTCTACTCGCCCACCGCCAATCCTTTTGCCAGAACAGTTCGTCGCGAGTGCCGTATTTCCGTGCCGCAACCCACAAAACTTCCACTTCCTTGAAGGAGATTCACATGTTCAAAGAACTACTCATCTCAGTCGATATCAGCAATAGGGAATCAATTATGAACTCGATCAACTACCTGTATTCAATCATCCCGGCGCACCCGGATGACCTCGAGGGTGATATGGCCCTCATGGAACTGGATTACGCAGCGGGTGACCCATACAAGGAGAGCAAGTATGCCTAACTGGACAATGAACGATGTCACCTTTGAGGGTGACTCATCCACGATCAGCGATATCAAATCTGCCTTTGAGACAAACAACCCATTCCAAACCCTGCGTCCATGCCCTCAAGACCTGCTCGATACAGACAATGTGTTCGGCGGGACAGAGGAGGAAATAAAGATCAGGGAGGAACGATATGCCGCCAACAAGGCAGCTTGGGGACACGCCAACTGGTACACCTGGCGTCTCGAGAACTGGGGCACCAAGTGGGACGCAGTCGACTTCGACATTACCGAACAAGAACCTGATCGGCTGGGCGTCAAGTTCGATACCGCCTGGGGTGCGCCAATCGAGCTCTTCATATACCTGTCATCTCAGTACCAAGACCTATTCATTGAGGGTTGGTACACCCAAGAGGAAGAGGGGCACGACACAGCTCACAACTACCGAGTAACCGGCGGGCAGTTCCACCACCTCGGAGACGAGGTGCTCATCGCAAACAACTGGGAAGACCAAGATCTCGATGGACCGGATGGACCATCTGACCTATCTGTCCGTGACATTACTGGGTCAGCCGCTAGGTTACCGCTGCCATAGGAGATCGA